GTAGGTATACTAGGTCATAGACAGGGCCCGGTGAGTAAACCCACCGTGTTTTGTTTAACTGTTCTCATGGCATCCATTGCCAACCAAGATATTAAGCCCTCCTGGTTACAATGGCACTCACCTGACATGACTCAAGAAAGACTACCCAATAAAACAAATTCTAACGCCATATGCTTTATAGGTATACTAGGTCATAGACACTAATACCCCGGCTAAGTATTGTTATTGGTATCACCTCACTCAACCAACATCAGGTGTACAAACCTGGGCACCTCAGACAGGTCCAACAAGTTCTAATTCAATCCCTAATGGACTATCAGCTCCATTAGGATCAGCAGTAACGTCCACAAATCCAGCTGATACCTTAAACGCATAGAAAGGTACGTTAGCCGTCAAAAACACTATAGCTGTGTACGCATATGTTTTAGGGTTGGTGTTAGCATCCAACCCTAATGGTAATGCTGCTATAGCTGAACCACAAATCTCTATCAATGTTGCTGTGTTTACTGTACTATTACAAATTGCTTATACCCTATACCAACCTGAATATGGCACAGATATCTACCCTGGTGCACCATCAACTGTCACAGCTTCTATCCAAGTAGGTGTTCCAACAGGCACATCAGCACTCTGTGAAAGAGTTTGCCAATATGCATGTCCAGAAAACCTACTAATTTATCCCACTGTTTGAGCTGGTTTAGATAACTCAACTTCATATTCCACGAAAAGGTAGCCTAAGCATTAAACTGATGATTGCATGAAATACTTGATTCTGCCATAATCAAACCACTTGGGGTTCTAGCCATCATACTTGGTAGCACAATAAAGCTCCATAGGTTAAGGAAGGACAACTGTTGAAGCCTCCATCCAAATCTATGTAGTTACTGCGTTCAAGTTTGAAAAGAACTGAGTAGCATTTGGTGCTGGCAAATCAGTAGCATCATAATCAAAGTATAATCCTAAGCTACCAGGTGCTGTTGTAGGTACCTAAGGTACAAGGGTAAATTTCATTTTCAGAAACCTATATTTCTCATATCTAGTTGCTATACCAGCTAACCAAGGGAAAGATTCCAAATCAGCTGGATTGATACGAGCCTCAGCTACATTGAAAGCGGATTGTGATGCGACTTAACGAATCAATTCTTTATGTTTAACAATAATTGATGAACCTACTGTCTACATCTTTGGTGTTTTGTAGGAGTTGCTATATCCCATGGCCGTAGCTCCTACCTTCTACGTCATGTTCTTGTTCTTAGTCTTCGCCATTTTAATTATTACTTTTTCAGGCCCCGACAAGCCTATCGATGGCGACACCTTCGAACAAATTGCCAAAACTGGGTTATTAATACCCAACTTGAACCTAGCTAAAATGTTGTTCAAGAACCAGTTGCTGCTTGGGAGTTATTCCAAAAGCTTTCCAAAAACTGTAGCGTGTTCGGGGTTCTATGCTACGAATTTGAGGTTAAAGCCCTTTGGATAACATTGTAAACCCAGTCTCGAGGACAGCAGCAACTTCCTACAGGTGTGCAGTACTATGTTTGTCTGGAAAGGCCTGATAAAAAGCCTGGTAGATAGGAATGTCACCAGCTAGGGCTAACCCACCTTTCCTTACACAAGAACACCATAAGTCAAATACTTTCTCCCTAGAGAGATCACATCTACTATTGATATCCTTGAGCAGAGCAGATTAAGGTTGCCTAACCATTTTGTAGCCATCTGGAGTATACACCGGTTGCGTCTAACAAAACACAATCTTCTCAAAATCCTCCACATATCCATTTGACTCCATAGTGTATCCCATCTAACCAAACCACTCTTACAGATCGGAAAGATGATGGAGATTACGCTTGTCAACAATCAGAACACAGTCGTCACCATTGTTGGCTAACCTCCACTTTATTTGCTTGGTTTGCATGTACGAGTACACCATACCAACCATCGTAAAACAATTGCCGCTGGAAGTATTCATATCACCACTAGCCCTAGTGCCTTCAACTTGATATGATACCTTCATACAACTGCCATCTTCCAACCTGAATAGTGAGCTACCTTTATTAAGCAACTGGCAATGTAGCAACTGGGATAATTCTTCTCTAGATGAACTAGGAACCATCCTCAACCATTGCTCATGCTCAACCTTGAGAGAGCTGACATGCTAGTGCTAATCAAACCTAGAAGCATCCAAGTCAATTGCAACTGGCTGTTCAAACTCATCCCAATGTTGACGTAGCAGTTATCCTTAACGAAGGCAATTCATCCCCTTAAACACAACCGGGAATCCACACACTCTCTGTAGAATACGGAATAAGATCTTTTCCAGGTGGGCAATATGACATCCCAGCAAAATGTTATACTCTGGTGATCTTGGGCTTATGTTCCGCGGTGCTTTGGCAAGTTTAGTGCTCAACAGTTTCTCGACCTTGACAAAGTTGCTTAATCTTGATAACCGATCTAAGTCAACATCGTTATTTCGCTCAAGTTGTCCCAGGTTCGCTAACGCTCGTTAGTACCTAAGGAAACGCCTGCTGTTACCGGACTAGCGCGATAAAAATACATCACGAGTCACAGGGGGAGTTTCATAAGTATAACGTTTTAGCTACTTCACATATTGACGAAATCTCTAACGATACAAGGCCTCAGAGGGAGGAGTCGTTTCCACGAACTACCCATCCCTCTGGACTGTCAGCACTCTATGGAAAATAGAAATGGCCATGTTGATCATATTATGTACATGACAGCCAATCTACCCTCCTAATCCGAATCCCCTCAACTTATATAGTTTGGGTAAGGGCTTCATTTTCTTTAGCCATTTCCTCATTGGGATTGACTCAACACGCAGCCAGCCACGAGTCCCAGCCCACTGCATAGGGTGATACAGCTAGCTAGTTTGGCCAATTTGAGTGGCTATCCCTGAAAATTTGACTATCCAATCTACTTCTTAGTCTGCTGTCTTTCCACTTATTAACGACAACACCTAATCTCAAGGCTATGCAAATGATCCCGTGAAATGTACAAGATCTCATTGATGGTCTTATCCACAACACTACGCAAGTCAGTGCTCCTGACCGGAATTTGGAGCTCTTTGATAATCTTGCGAACAATGTCCCCAAGAACCAACCAGTCAGCCTCAGTATTACCAAAACTCTCCCAGTTGTAATGTTTATCAAAGTGACTTACTATTTTTGCAATAGCTGCCTTGCGAGGAGAGTAGCGTGGACTACCCTGCTCTTGCTGGACCCATTCATCTTCCTAAGCAGCAATCTCTTCTTGCACCTACACATGATTGTTCACAGCTTCCCAACTGATCACATCACATTTAAATGCCTCCAAGATGGCCCTCTTTGTCACCCTAACAAACTCATTGATTCCAACCTGATCAATAAATTTGCAGGAGGTAGAGAAAAGGGAAAGAAACCCTCTACCAAGGCAATTAGTTTAATCCTACA